CCATGCCTGCACTCGCTCGGTGATCTGCTGGCCGGCGAGGGCGTAAACGGCAAACGCCACTAGGATTGCTGTGATCATTTCGCTCTCACAAGTGGAAGGATGGTCTCGATGGTTCCGGCGGCGATAGCCACGACCAACGCCCGAGCCGGTGCACGCACGATGAACCAGAACGGGTACACGCTCATCGGGACGCACGCGACCGCCAGCGAATCAAACAGCACGCCCACAGACTCCAGCACGATGTCACGCTTCTGCGGCCCGGTCAGCGTCTGTACGGCGTCGAGCATCTCGACCGCCAGCCTGACAAGTGACGCCACAAGCGATCCGAACTCAGCCCACGTCAGTCCGTCGCGGGCCTGCTCGCGGGCTGCGTCAAGGAATCGCTGGGCCGCAACGATGAACGCCGGCAGTGTGTTTTCGGATGACACCATCGGGCACCTCGGGGAGCAAAGCGACTCACTTCGATTCTGGCGAATCACCCTGGCTGTCTGGCAGAGGGAACACGATCACGTCCAGCAGCCACTGGTACACGTCCTGCCAGCAGTCGTCGGCCTCTTGGCACGATTCTTTTTTCGTGAGCGGGAATGGCTGCGTGAATACTTCCTCACGCCCGTTGACGATTTTCCCGTCTGCATCCTGCAGGGTGAGATAGACGTACCGCCGCCCGTATTCCACGACGATCCGCCTTTCGATGCCGTCGGGCCGCTCACTCATCAGCGAACCCTTCCATCGCCTCGCGGGCTTCGTTGGTCAGCTCAATGCGTTTGAGCATGAACTGTCGGGGCTTTGTTACCTGTCGCTCGCCTCGCGTCCTGTCGTCCCACGTTGACTGAATCGCCAGACACGCCTTGCGGATCTCGCTTGGGGTAGGGTCACGGGAGTCAGATCGGTCAGGCTTAAATCGCAGCCGCCTGTCGTTTCGTAGCGGCAGATTCCACACGTCGCGAAGTCTCAGCACCTGATCCTTCGTGATCGTAAAGCGGGCGCAGAGGTCGGCAATCGGCATGTGCGTAGCCCAATCGGCTGCGAACGACTCAATGCTGATCGTTGCCGTGACGCCCGCCATGCCGTTACTCCAGCCAATACATCACAGACCGCATTGCCGGGTCGAGGTACAGCCGCAGTCCTGTCCTCTCAGTAATGCTGGCATGAAACGGCACGTGCTCGCAGTCCGAGCCGTCATAGGTGCCGGCGAGGTACGCCTGCGTCTCGTAGATCGCAAGCCCGCCGAACGCCGAGCAGACAGGAATCGGCGGCGAGCCGACCGGCGGCACCCAGTGATGCTTCCAGCCACCAAGGCCAGCGGTGTAATCGTCAAAAGTCGAGTTAAGCCTCAAGGCCCATGCGTCATAGTGCAGCCATGACTTCGTCTTCGCATACTCCATGACCGACACGCTCGCCATACCGTAGGCATCCGTTATCGTCGCCAGTGACCCCACGCCGTGCATCACGCCCGCGTGGCTCCACCCACCCCATGCGTCCCAATCAATGACCAGCGTGTAGGTCGAGTCTGCACAGTGCTGCTGCACCCACTCTTGGCACGCAGTGCGGTACTCGGCCAGGGCGACCGTTCGCGGGCCTGCGAACTCTGCGGAGAACTGTTGCCGGTCGAGCGTCTGGGTGTTGAAGGTCGCCTGCGGGTAGGCACCGCAGAAATTTGCCAGCACCGTTTCCGTGTCGTCGGCATTGTCGTTGGTTTCGCAGTGAAAACGCCACGACCGGCAGTCACCGACAAGCTGCAAAAGCCGCGAAAGGTTGGCGTCAAGCCACGGCCCGCAGTTCCTCGCCAGCCCCACGACAGCAATGTCAGCATCGGCCCACGCTTCGACGCCGATGGAATGCACCCGTGCAAAATCCGCTGCGAAGTGGTTGAGTGGATAGATAAGGTGGTCAGGCACCCGCTGCGATTTTAGCGAGCTTGGCGATAAGGCTGAGTCTGTCATCGTATTGCGTCACATGAACGAAGTACGGCTTGTCGGGCTTGTTAATGTCGCCTGGGTGGTGATTCCAGACCGGCGGCAGAAACGTCGTTTGCCCGTAGAGTCTGGTGGGGCTGTCAAGTTTTCCATGCGGCCCAGGCTCGACCACGTAGCCCATCAGGCGCATGATCGCCGCCTGCTCCCACCACGGGTGATGCACGAAGTCCGAGCCGTCGGCCCACGCCTGTCTGAGTGTCGGACTCATTTCCTTTGAAGCGACCCACACGCCAGTGTTCGGCACGCGGCCGCATTCGGTGAGATGCTCGACAACTGCTTGGCAAGTACCCGGCTGCAACTCCGCGATGATGTCTGCGCCCGGCCATGCGATCACGACGTCCACGTCGATCCAACAGACAACGTCATACGCCTTGAGGGCCGCGCACATCGCTGGCAGCTTCTGCCATGCCGCAGGCCGCTCACCAATCAGGCCGAGCGACATGAAGTCGTGGCCGTGCCGCTTGGCATACGCCTCCATCAGCGGCGCGGTGTGCTCTGCCATCGCGGCGTGCGTGGCACCGCTCCAGCCGGTGAGTATCAGAGACTGCATCGGCCTACACCTCGGCCCATTCTGAGCCGGCACGCTGGAACAGAACCACCTCAACACACCCGAGCTTGCGTGCGATCTCTGCCGTGGTTGGCAAGAACACAGCCAGAGGCTTGCGGATGTCGATGGTGCCGGCACCCATCAGCACCGCAGCGAGTGCCGTTGCTTTTCCGGTGTTGCGATACCGTTCCTCAACGTACTGCTCCAGCGTCTGCATCGCTCGCCACACATGCGAACAAGCCCAGCCGACCATAGCGCCGTCGATGTGCCACACGGCGATCGGCGTGCAGCTGCTGCCGTCGCCCTTCATTACTGTGGCGACCTCGATCTGAAACTCGCTGCCGGGCTTGGTCAGGCGGGAGCGGATGGCGAGCAGATCCAGCTTGCTGAGGCCGTCGATAGTCGTGAGCGTAACTTGGTTCACTGCACTCTCACTGTTGTTCGCGCCTCATTCCCGTACGAACGATCCAGCACATGCTTCCCGATCTGGTGATCATCGACGTATGCGATCCCGTTGAGAGCGTCCTCGACGCCACTCAACAAGTTCTTGTTGTCACCGCGAGGAAGCATCGGGACGCCGGGCCGTAGAGTGCCGTCCTTGCGGAAGTGACTCTTGGGTCGTTCAAACACCCAATCAACGATCATCGTGAGAGGAAGCTCATCCGTCGGCGTTGCTCCGGCGGCCTTCGCTGCAAGTGCCACCGCTTCTCGGTACTCACGTATCCCGTTGTCGGGGTAGTAAGTGTGTCCACTTTTCGTAGTTCGCTGCCTTGGCTGCGGAATGGGCTTGCCCGGCACAGTGAACGTGATTGGTTTCATGCACGCGAGCATCGCGACGCTGTCAAGAAAACAGCGGTTTCAGTCCGCTGACCACAACAGCTTTTTCTGCAACGGGTGCTTGTCTACTCGTGGCCTACTTTGACAAGACCAACTACCCCCCCCCGTTCACCAAGACAGCGCCAGCCGCTTGCCGTTAGCGAAGTGCCCGGCTCGTCGTCCAAGATGTACGTAATGAGCTTTGCGTAGCCCAAAGCCTTTGCTGCCCTCCACGCAGCGCCATAGAGGCAACTGCACGCATTCGGACAGCCGTCGCTCGCCAAACGAGTGATCTCAAGCGTCATGCCGTTGTCGTTGCCACGGGCGACAGGACGCCCAACCATGCAGACTGCCCTAATCTTGCCAGCCTCGTCAGCGACAGCAAGCGAGAACTTATGCCCTACTGGCGGCTTGTGGTGCCTGTGGTGCTGTTTCACAAACGCACACGCCTCATCAAAGTCGCACGGAACAACACGCAGTTTTGTTTGGTTTGACATACGTCAAGCAAACCACGACGAGTGGATAATCTCAAAGTGCCTCATCACCTGACGAACGCAGTTTCCTTCGTGGATTTCGTCCAGCGCATACGCATGGATGACGGCACCGTTGGCGAGATAGAAAACGGCGACGCCCACCTGGACGGGCCTGAAAGCGCCGTCCAGTGGGCCGCCGAGAAACTCGACCGTGATCCAATCTTGTTTCATTCGTAGCGAATAACCGCGAACCAGCCGCGCGAGCCGCGAGCCACGCCTTTCTCCACGATGCGATACCGACCACGCATGGCATCGTTGTAGAAACAACATGCTTGCTCTGCCGCCAAAGGAGTCGGCCCATAACCCACCCCCTCTCGCATTCCGTTCAGCACACGGCAGTGTGCAAGCCGACCTGTGCGGGCGTTTTCCTCGGCCTGCTGCTGGGCCGTGATGTTCACTTGCCTAGCGTTGATGACGATGCCGTTGTCGGCTTGAGCCACCACGCCACAAAACGCCAGAAGAATCGCCAAGACAATCCTTTGCATGCTCTCGCTCCTTCAAGTGCTGGACGCTCCTGCGTCCGATGAAGTCACGGTATGCGAGGCGTCAAGCGATTCAGTTTCCGCAGTAGCCTTCGCACTCGTCTTGGAATCCGCTGAACAAGTGACGCTGCCCGCTCTTCTCGTCTGCTGGCCGCAGGTCTACTTGGTCAAGCGGCTGGCATGAGCGGTGCAGATATCGCTGAGAGTCCAGCCCAGTGCCAGTGCGGCACACCTTGTCGATATGCACGGCACGTTGCCAGCCTGCGGAATCTTCATCCCGCAAGCGTCTCCACTCAGCGTCAGACTTGAATGGACAGAACACACACGCGGAACGTGGCACCTCGTACGGCAGTCGTGCCTTAAGGTATGCAACGCAGTCAGAGCGTGTCATCTGCATGTCCCAGAGCGGGAAATGCACTCGCCAGTTTGACGGCTTGGCAAGAAACCGCTGCCTGACACGGATCACCCGCTTCGGCTCGTCGAAGGAAAGTCCCATGTACTGATGAACGATGGTTTCCTTGGGAAGCGGCCTGCCGAACTGCCCGCCGCACAATTCTCGGATGAGACGCTCAATAGGCTTGACCTTGAAGTCTGCCGTGCATTGACGCTGAATAATTCCCTTGTCGCCGGTTTGCGGATTGAGCGTGTATGCCGGGATGGAAATGAAGTGCCCGCCGTCAGTTCTCTTGTTGCCGTTCACATCGCTTTCACGATCCAAAGCATCTCCAAGCCGCCCTGCCGTCGTGACGATGATGGGCGGTCCTCCGAGCGTCTTGAGGTATTCAAGATGCTTGTAGACATCGTCTGGCTCCTCTTGCACGTCGGCAAAGATAGCCGCGTCAAACTTCGGCACCTCTGGCTCATCGCCGTCGATGCTCATCAGGTACAACGCCGTGGACTGAACGCCTGCACCGAGATTGAGTATGTGTTTTTCCATGCCTTGCAGCATGGACACGGCGTCAAGCGCTCAGCGCTCCAACTCTTTCAGCACGTTCTCAATGATCGGATGCCGCACAATGTCGGTCGCCTTGAACTCAACGACGCCAACGCCTTTGATCGCCGCAAGGCGCTGCATTACGTCGATCAGCCGTCGCTCGCTGCGTGGCAGATCCGATTGGTCAGCGTCGCCAGTGACGATGACCTTGGAGCCGTCTCCAATGCGTGTCAGGAACAGCTTCAACTGCGAGAACGTGGTGTTCTGCGCCTCGTCAAGGATGATGATGCTGTTGCGGAACGTCCTGCCACGCAGATACGCCAGCGGTGCAATCTTCACCGCTGCACCGACTCGCTCGCGGTCCTTCGTGTGACCCTTGCGACCGGCAATCCGCTCAATTGCGTCGAAGAACGGGACGAGGTACGGACCAACCTTTTCCTCGGCGCTTCCCGGCAGATAGCCCAGCTGCTCCGTCGCCACACTCGGGCGGGTGATCACGATGTGCTCGACAGCGCCGGCCAGCAGTTGCTGCACCGCGTAGCCGCTCGCCAGATGCGTTTTCCCGGTGCCAGCCGGACCCAAAATAAACGTGATCGAGTTCCGCCTGATCGTGTCTAGGGCGGCTTCCTGCGTCTTGGTGCGAGGCGTATAGCCTTCGCCTGGATGCGCCACCGGGGGGGGACGCTTTTGACGCCGTGTCTTTTTCTCTTTTCGCATCATGGCT